TCCACCTTTGATCATTAAATCAGCACGGCTAGAGATTGAATAGTGAACATGAGCTTCTGCACCACCAACAAAGTTATAGAACTCACGGAATCCTGTTCTTGTTTGGATGTCAGAAAATCTTTCACCATATTCTCCACGGGCAGAACCTTTACGGAAAACTTTAGTACCATTAGCCAAGTACTTGTTATCTAAATATTTGTAGTTGTCATTGTCTACTAATTGTACTGTATAGATGAATCCATCTCCAATAGGAAGGATATCTTCTGTAGGTACAATGTACATTTCAGCCCCATTGTATTTGTCATAAGTGATGATATCACCATGTCCAAATTCTCTACGGCTTAATTTAATGCGGAATGTAGTACCATCCACACCTTTAAACTCATTGTTTGGTTCAATATCCTCAATGATGTAAGGTAAGTCTACAGACACTGGTGTCTGCCACTTATACTCACCACGAGCATTATCTACCATAATTACATTCTTGCCACCAAATGAAGACATTTGATAAAGTGGCATTTCAACTTTCTGAGCCATAGCCCATAGGTCAACTGGGCCTAAGTCCATAGGCTCAGCATCTTTCAGCATGTTAACCAAGTGGTAAGAATCCACATGGGAACTTGCGTTGTAAGCGGTATCCCGGAGGAATATACCATTGTTTAAAACTGGAGTTGCCATTTTTTATTTGTTTTTAAATTGTTACTAATTAAAATCTCTTGAACATATTTGCTCTAGGGATTGTTCTTTGTTGAGGTTTTGCAGTACCTCTCTGTTGTTCAGGCTCATCATTAATAGAAGAAGATATTTTTCTAGCTTCTTCTGTTTTTAATTGCCTTACTGTTTTTTCTACAGCTGCTTTACTACCTTGGTCTTTTAGTTTACTTTTATATCCATCTGGATCTGCAAGCAACCAAAGAGCTTCAGCAATAAGGTCATGTCTTGGTTCTACAAACTGATACTTTTCAAGTAAGTGTCCAAGCATATTTGTTTGTTTACCAGAAATTGAAGGGTAGTTAGGTTGAACTAATCCTGAGTATAACATACTTTGGACTTTTTTATCAAGCTTAACACCATTTAACTCACCAACTGCTAAAGTGTTATATACATTATCAGTATATGCTTTAGCTTGTTTTGCTTGTTGTTCTTTTCTAGCTTCTTGTTCTGCAAGTTGATTTGCTACAATCTCTTCTTGCATACGGTCTAACTTAGGTTTAAACTGTTTAGCTTTTTGCTCAAGTTTTCCCATATCTGACCAATCCTCAATTTCAGATTCAATTTCTTCAGGTGTACCAAATTGTGTAGCATAAAGATATTGACGTGCAATCTCAGCTTGATCATATTCATCAGCTGGATCTAAAGTCCTCATTTCTTCAACATGAGCTAAAGTACGGAATAAACCTTTAAGGTCTTGGCCACCATCAGCTACATATTTAGCTGCAATTTGAAGTTCTTCTGGAAGAGCATTAAAGAATTCTTTTGGTGTATCTTCTCTAACTTTATTTTCTCTTTCCTGAAAGTTTGCCTCAAAAAGCTCTCTAAAATCTTTTGTTGTGTATTCCTCTAAAGGTTTATCATCATCAAAAGGAATTAGAGTACCTTCCTCAATCATTTTAGTTGCTAGTTCAGCAAGACCTGATTTATCAACTTTTGGTCTTCCTTTATTACCAGCATCTTCTTCTTGAGAAATTAAGCCATCAAGTTCAGCTATAGTTTCTTCAACTTCTGCTTTCTTTTCCTTAGCTTCCTGTTTTTCTTCAGGAGTAGCTTTAGAGTTGTCAAGGAACGTAGTATCAACGTCTTCTTTTGAAAATAAAGATTTAGGTTTCTCTGAATCTTTATCTTCAGGTAACATGATGTTATCTGCACCAGGGTTACCAAAGATTTCATCAATATTGATGTCTGTCTGAGATACCGTAGTTGTATCTAACACCTGGTCATCATCAGGTTTGTTGTTGGTTGTTTCCATTCTGTTGGTTTTTATTTATACTTTAATATACAAAATAAACTTCAAAGATTTATAGAATACAAATATTTTTTTTGCACTATATAGCTAAGACTATTTTTTCTTTTCACTTTTATTAGACTTGTCATACTTGTTTTTGTTTTCTCTAGCAATTTGTAGTTGTTTATCTGCTATTTCTTTTTGTACATTAAGTTTTTGTCTTTCAATATCTAGTTTTTGGTTTTCTCTATAGTTTTCATTTGTTTGTTTTTCTCTTTGTAAATCCATCTGAGATTGATACTGCTCAGTTTGTCTTATTTCTTTCATGCTATCTTGGAAGTCAGATATTTGGTTTTGGTTTATATCTTGCATAGACCCATACCCTGCTGCTCTAATTTCTGCAACAGTTATATCTTTCTGAATCATTTTATCATCTCTTTCAGCAGCAGCTTGAATCTCCATTTGTTTTTGTTTTTCAGCAGATGCAATTTGTTCTTGTTGCATTTGCTGTTGTTGTTGCATTTCTTGTTGTTTAGTTTCTTGTTGTTTTTGTTCAGAAGATTTAAGTGCATTGTTAAGTTCAGCAATTGAATCTGACTGAATAACTTTACCAAGATCATAAATAGAAGCTCCTGTTGTATTGTTTTGCATAGCCATTTGTTTTAACTGTTCTAGAACAGCCCTATGGTTTGCGGTAGTTGTACAGAAAATATTAAGATCTCTAAGAAGTAAATCTGTTCCATTTATTTGGAAATTAACTTTATCATCAGCTCCCGTGATGTAACTTAATCTAGTAGATGGTTTGGTAGAATGATAGTACTGAGCAAGGTCAGTTCTCATTTGGTGCACCCGTGGCATCAGATAATCACAGTGTTGAATAAAGAACACTTCTGTTTGAGCATAAGATGCTGCTGTAGCTTGTTCTACTCCGGTAGCAGTCATCTGAGATAATTGTTGACCCATTCTTTGAGGGTTTACCCCTATTACTTCATAAGCCTGTTGCTTAAAGTGATTAGCCAACTGAATCCTAGACATTAACCTTTCTGTCTGAGAAAGATCAAGTTTCTGAAAATGTTGGAAGTTTAATGCATTCTCTGTATTTGTTATAGATGTATCTAGAGGAAGCATCTGGAAATTTTTCATGGCTACATATGCTTTAGCCAAGTTTCCTTTACCCCAATCTTCTCCTAATGAGTGTCTAGGCAAAGTATTTTGGTCTAACATAATGATAGTACCAAGTTCATCTACTAAGATATCAGCAATTTGATTATTAACTATATTGTATCCAATCTGATATGGCTTCATTAAGTCAAGTAAGGCAGTTGACTTAGTATTTCTATCTGAGAAAACAGATCCTTCTACAGGAAGTTTGCATCCATAAAGAGTATTATCACCTTTAAATTGAAACTTTAAAGGTCCTATATGGTTTTTATCAACACCAATATATATAGGAGAGAAGCCTCCTGGATTATTCATACCCCAAAAGCTAGGAATATTAGGTCCAATTTTTATACCACCCCATGTTTCATTAATCCAAATCCAATCTATATGTTCTCCAAATACTAAATTATCTTTAGTTTTATTTTTAAACAATCTAGTATCATAAATAGGTTTTTCTTCTACTTTGTAATCTTCAGTTACAATCTCATTTATTATTTCACCATTATCTGAAACTTTAGTAAGATGTCCTACTTTACGTTGTGATTTCCAATAACCTGTAGTTACTCTTAGTAAGTAAGCGGTACCTTGGTCAAAGTAATCTTCACCTTCTGACATTATTTGTGCAATAATATCTCCACCGTCTAATACAGACCCGGCTCGCATTGTAGTGTATTGCCTATAAGCAAGTGATGGCATGTTAACATTCCATTCATGAGATTTAGTACCATCATAATAAGTTCCATCATTTTGATATCCTCCTACAATATATCCTCCTGATCTAATTGGGTAAACAGCTTCTAGTGCTTCAAGCTGATCTTGTGTCATTATGTAACCATACTTATCTATTACATCTGACACAGTCATCATATCTATTTTACCTACCCAGTTACCTTGAGAGATATATCTTGCGTCTGGAGATTTATGATAAAATGTAACTGGTGGATTCCAAAGTTCTACTTCATAATCATCTTCCATCATACGGAAATGCCAGAACTCTCTATCTGTAATTAGCATATCTCTGAAAGCTCTTTCTTCTAACTCATCAATTTTAAATCTTTCTACATCTACTTTATGCTGATGACTTGCCCATTGCTCTGCCATAGATCTGTAATCTTTTTTAAAGAAAGATTCAATTTCAGGTAGAGTTTTTAATTTTTCTGGATTGCTTTGCTCTTGAGCTTCTGGTGACTCAGGGTCAAGACCTTGTTCAAGCAATGCTGCTGTAAGTCTTATTTGAGCATTTGCCATAAGAACTTCTTCCACAGCTGCTCTTTTTTGCTCAAGCATTTCATTATATGAATACTCATCAACTGCTCTATATACAAGTTTAGTAGATCTTTTAGCAAACTCAGCCACTAAAACATTAATAACATTTGGAATAATTGGATAAAACTTTAATTCAAGAGCAGAAGCATCTTCTTTTGTCAGTACTTCTACAATATCTCTATATTCATTATCATCTTCAATTATATAGTCAGATCTATCAATAATACCTTTTGCAAGTTTATAATTTTTCATTAACCTTCTTGCATTTCTACGGATTTGTTTTAAACCATTCCACTCTAACCAGTCTAAGTTCCAAGCAGCCCATTCTTCATCTTTATCTTTTTTAGTTAAAAATTGTAATGGTTGGGTAATACTACCCATTCTATTATGTGATACTTTTGCTCCTTTCTTAGCTTGTAATGCGTTTATAATCTGCATATCTTTTATTTAAGATTTTTAAATGGGGATTTTTTAAATCCCTGTCCTCCAGAATAAAAAGATTTACCCATATGCCGGAACGGACTACTATTTAATTTAAACAAATTTTCTGACTTTTGCAAGTTTTTAGCTGCATCATCCATGATTGTTCTTTTAGAATAACCCCTATTTGCTTGTTGTATTTTCATAAAAGCTACAAGTGCACAGAATGAAACCAGTCTATCCACGTTAAGACCTTCAGTATATTCTCTCATTTCTTTGATCAACATTGGATCTGGAATTCTTTCTATGCCGTACTTGGTTCTAACAATAGTACCATCAGGTTTAGTTTCAACATCTAATTCTTCTCTAGTGTATTCAATAGCATAACTTATCAAGTGAGCTTTGAATAAAGTACCTGTATTCTTCCAGCCATACTCCTGGAATACATTAGCATTAGATCCCAAATCTTTTAAGAACATAATCTGACTCTTAGGTACAAGATATCTTTGTTTCTTTCTAGATATCATATACTGGATAAATAAGGAGATGTTATTCTCCACCAGTGTCCAGGCATTATACCACTCTATAATTAACTCAAGTTGCTGATGTGTTCTATTGATATCATCATATCTACCACACCAAGCTGCAACTAGCTTATCTGGTTCTATGTATGTTTCCGTCTCTGTACCAGTTACTTTAGTAACTTCTACAGGGGCTTTCATAATATAGATAGAACATAGTGATTCTGAAGTAGTTGTCTTACCTTCACCCACGGGGTCAATAGAAGCATAATACTGTCCAAATGCTGGATCTTTTATTGGTCTTTCCCATACTACAACACAACCGGTTTTATCTTCAGTTTTCTTGTTTATAGGAAATTCCATGATTGGTCTTTTATAACTATTCTTTACAGTAGGTTTACCATCGGCATCTGTAGATATATCTAAGAATTCATAAGCATATTCTTTATCTTCTATTCTTCTTTCTTGAGCTGTAAGTAGATGTGCAGGAAATACAGATACACTTCTGTTAGCAAAAGCTTCCTCTATATTTCTTGGGTGCTGAGAAAGTTCTAGCTGATAAGCTTCCGGAGTCATGTTCTTTTTACATTCTTCAAAATACTTGTCTAGATAATCTAATGCTTGCTCAACTAAACTATTACCATATTCATCAATACAAGGAGGCATTGACCATTGTTCTGGAATAAATAAACCTGTTCTACCTGCAGTACCTTTTTTATCTATCAGATCTGTTTCTACTGAGTATATATCATTACCGTCAGGTTTTAAGATCATATCTTTTAGTGGTCCACATTGAGCTAAATCTCCCACAGATCCTGCAGCTATAAACATACCTGTAGTAATAAGTCCTGATTTAAGAGCTGGTTTAATATAACCAAATGTCTGATCCATCTTTGGAGCAATCCCGGCCTCCTCATGGAAGAAGTATTTAACCGGACCCCCTACACCATTTGTTGGATCTTTCTCAAATGACATACCTTGTATAGTACCTTTAAGACCAACTTCAGTTTTTCTATCTCCTTTTCTTACCTCAATCTTCTGTTGCCACATCATTACTTTACTTGGATTCATTGGACGGTACCAAGCTGTATGTTCATTTAGGAATGCTGCATACTCATCTAGAAATTTCCAAGAACCTTTTTCATTGATGTAATCTTTAAGGCTGGCACCAATTTTAAGTGTAACCCCAGCTTCAAACCATTGCTGATTTATAAACTTAGCCATGTGATAGTAGGAAGAAGCTATCTGACGTTTCTTTAGAACAGCTGAATGTTTATAATTAAGTTCTGCTAATAACTCATATAGGGCTAAGTGATACTGTGCATCCCGGATCTTAGCAAAGTCAAACTTCTGTTGTTCTTTATCAAAGATTGGTAGAAAGTTTAACCACATGTAGTATTCTCTAGCTACAAACCAAGTATCATCACCATCTTTTACAATAATACCTTTTCTACATTTTAACTTTTGATCATCCCAGTAATTTATAAAGTCTCTTGACTTGAAGGGAGCAACACAGTATACTCCATCTTTTCTAAACTTTGTTGATTCTGATATGAATACTTCATTTGTTGTACTGTTGAAGTTGTATTTTCCAGGTTCTTTAAAAACACTAAATACAAAGTTTGTGAAGTCCTGTCTGGATTTAAAACTTGTACTGGTCCAGTTTCCGTTTTCATATGTTGGTATATCTTGGTATATTTCACTCATGGTTATTGGTCATATGCAGTACCTATACCTCCGCGGACTCTACTAGATTGTTCTTCTTGTAGATCCTTATAAGCACCTTTAAATGAAGCTCTAATCTGATCAAAGTTCTTAGCTGCAGCAATTAGTGAATTAATATTTCCGTCCCGGCCTGCAGTAATTGTTGTTGTTTCCATATATCTAGCTAATCTATCTAACATGGATGCAATACCTTTATAAGCTCTAGATGTTGGTGTCTCATACATTTTTTGACAAAACATCAAAGCTATGTATATGGTTTCATCTTCTGTAGAAAAATCTCCTTGCACTTCTTTAAGTATCATATGTTCTTTATCTACATCAGGAGTAAAGAAAAATGGATTTAAGTCCGGATTAGGACAGCACATATAAAATAAGTACATGTAGATCTTAAGGTATTCATCTGGATATTCATCCATGACATCCTTAAGAGCTTTTAGTGTATAACAATGTTCAGTAGGAATTACTTTACCATTCTGAACATCAAATAGTTTAGTTAACATTATTTCTTTTTAATATATTAATAGGAGCCTTTTTATTTTTTTTAAAACCAAACATAAAAAATAAAGCATCTATTAATGAAGTAGCTTTATATTCTTTATATCCAGTGTTAGAAAGAACTGACCAACTTGTTTTTTTTGATAATTCATAATTATGAAACGGAATCTCTAAAATAAATATTGGTACTTTATAAAGATTTTTTACTAATGTGTATTTAGAAGTTTTCCATTTAATATCACCAACAAGTATTACATGATTACCGTCAAATTTAAAGTTAAAAAATTGTATCATATTATTTCTTTTTAATTTTGTCTTTGTTATCATGTAAGTAATGCATGATAGCTAATACCTCATCTACTAAATAAGGCACCGGTATTGGTTTTACTTCTTTTAGTATTGGATCTCCATTCTCATCTTTCTTAATAACTGGATATCCCCAGTTGTCTTCTGCTTCTACTTCAAAGCTTATATGGTGTATAAATATTCTTCCCGGTTTTAATTTAGGATTATGCTTTAGTATAATATACATATAAATACTAAGCTGTAAAGCATAATGATTAAAATTACAATCATCTAGGCTGTCTACTGGAGGTAACATCTTTTCAGATTGTCCCTCCCAGTTTACATAAGATTCTTTTTTAATCTCTTTGTTAGTTTTGTAGTCAATGATATTTACTTTACCATTGACTACTTCCACTAAATCTGATTGTCCACAGATACCAACTGATCTAAGATAGACCATATGTTCTGGATACACGCCTGGTTCTAGTTTTTGTGAAGGTGCAATTTTAACACCTTGGGTAACTTCACTTGGTTTAAATACAGGTACCGTTACCCCTTCTCTTTCTATTGAAGCTAAAGAACATAAATCTATCTCTCTCTGATTATGATACCATGTACCAAGAAGAATAGATCTGTCAGCTTCATTACTCCAAATTTGTTGAATAGTATTAGGATCTATTCCAGACCACTTAGACTTCTTAGACTTGGAAACTTTCTCAGCAACTTTTTTTGCATCAAAAGGTTTTTTAAAATGGGAAACAAGTGTTGTAACACTTATCCAGTCAATAGCTTCTCCATCTATACTGGAGTAACTATGATTATCTGCATTAAATTTTATCATCTTTTAAGCATTTTCTATAATAGTATTAGCCAATGTTCTAGATGCTTCATCTTCAGACATCAACATCTTTCTGATATTAGTTACTTCTTCTTGTGTAAACTTACCCTCTATAGAAAGTATTTTTAGTCTTAAAAACTTGTTTTCTGTTTCCAGTTTAGTAATTCTATCTTCTATAACTTTCAAAGGATCTACCCATGGATCTTTCAGAACTGTGTTCATTCTACTAAATATTCCATCTCCTGTAGTAGTCATGGTTTGTCCAGGAATTGTATTAATTACCTTATTAGGATCACTAACATATATACCTTGCATATTATTTGGGTCTATAAACATACTATTAGTCTTTAAGATTTTCTAATGCATCTTCTTCATCTTCTGTAGCTATAGCATCCCATTTACCTAGCGGGCATTCTGAGGATAATGATCTGGTTTTAAATGCTAAAGAACATCCGCACTCAGCACAGCAAGGTTGTGTTTTCTTTACAGCACATTCTGTACCTTTAGTATCTAAATGCTCACAGTCATCACATATATCATGTCTCATGCGTGCTATGTCTTCTACAAACTCATCTCTAATGATTGAGTTCTTAATTCCTTCTAGGATACCTTTTCTATTCTCCCAAATTGTTTTTAATACTGCTCTCATCTTTTATATTTTTATAGTTGGTTTTTCTTTCTTCTTCTATATCAATCTTTTTTTCTAATACTTTTAACTGTTCAAGTTTAAGTTCTAATCCTTTTTTATTATGATAAGCATTAAAAGTAGATGTATCATGATTAGAAAGTTTATCAGTTATTTTAGGTATGCTACTTTTAACTAAAGCAGATCTTACTACAAAATGTCCTAATCCGTCTAGGTTTATCCTTGGTTCTGATAAGTTGGTTAATGCTAGCCTTACTTCTTTATAATAATGTTCTATAAATTTGTCTACTAAATCTTCTTCAATATCAAGATCTTCTGCAAGTTGTTTATACAACTTATTAGCTTTCTTTGGTATCATTTCCTAAAAATTTATAGTCTAATACTATAGTACCTTGTGTTTGTATTTTAAGATCTGGATTTAGTTTGATTAATTTTTTATTATCAGGATCTTTTACAACAAGTTTATTTTTCTCAGCTTTATTAATACAATTTCTTACTGTCTGAGGAGATTTAAAAATCCAATCTTCTTCTGCAGAAGCATCTAAACAAAAGTTGGTTAGTTCAATTGGTTCATTAAAACTGAGTAATGTAAGACAATTTAAATCAGATTCACTAACTGTTATATGATTAATATAACAATGAGTTAAGATCTGAAATTTAACTACATCCCATTTAGGCATTTTGACACGTTTTTGTACCTGATTTACAAGTGCCATGACTAGTTCTTTTTAAGCTTTCTTTTTACTGTATTTGGATTAACTCTTCCTTCTAATTCAATTCCTTCTTCATCAAGATCTTCTTCTAATGCTTCTGGATTGTTTATCTGATACATAGTAATTGCATGCTGATGATCATACTGTAATCTTTTAAGTTTATTTTCTGAAATATCAGCTAACAGTTTTTCATATTCAGCTTGAGCTTTTAAATAAGGAATAGCATCTTCAAAGAATTTTTTCATTTCTTCTTTTCTAGCAGCTAGTTCTTCTGCAGATAGCTGCTCTTCTTGGTGTTGGTTTTCCATGATATATTAATTAAGTTTAGACAAATATACAATAAAAGTTTAAACTAAAAATATTTAAAATAAAAAATCCAGATACTATAGGTACCTGGACTGT